AAGTATAGAAGACCACATTAAAAAAGATCAAGAGATCGTTAGCGATCCATTAGCAAACCCTGCTGCTCGCAGACATGCTAAAGAAGAGTTACACGACTTAGAAGAGTATGCACAGCATCACAAAGAAGAGATAGAAGCAGGAGATCATCATGATCCTAATGCATTAGAAATATTCTGTGATTTGCATCCTGATGAACCAGAATGCTTAGTGTATGACGATTGATGAGTATCTTTTAGGACACTGGCACAATAGACAACAAGCACAAAGTAATCCCCATTGTTTTTCTCAATGCGAGATAATATGGGAAAAGGAAGGGGAATTCTTTGTTTCAAAAAACTTTTATAGAGCAGAGGGAGAACATAATCCCTATCGGCATAAGAAACATAAATGGCAGCAAACGTCCTCTACAACTGGGATTATGGAGAACTATCGTCTTGACTTGACAAGGCATGAAGAATGTGATATGATGTTTACATTCTACGATAACTCGTGGCATGGTAAATTAGATAGTACCAAATGCCTCGGTGAAAGAGGTAATCGTATTATTTCAGAGGTACATCTCTATGGTGACAAACTTACTTCAAAGGATCAAGGGTTTGACGATAAAGGAAATCTCGTTTGGGGTACTCCTAACTTGTTTCATTTTGTTCGGCATTAATGCTTGCACAGCACCTGTCACAGATCCTACACCTAATCCGTCAACATTATGGAAATTAAACAAAAATTAAGAGCACAAGTAAAAAGTAAATTTTACTATTGGTTCTGGGGACTCGCTACTGTATCAGTATTTGCAGGACAAATGTATGTCGGTAGTGGATACCGTAGAATGGCAGAGACACATGAACAGATTTCTGCAGATTTGAAATTATTAGTAGAGGTACTTGTCACACCCATAAGTAGACAAAATCCTAGATATTATTAAGGAAACCTGAAAACATTATAAAATTATTGGTGTTTTGTTAGGGTTCCATGATAAAATAGTATCAGCAAATACAAAACGACATGAGTGGAGACGCTAGAACAGCACTAAAAGAACAACCAGTAATTTTTTACTCGGAACATATGACTGAGACGAAAGAGGTCTTAATTCGTATGCATATGGAAGAGGAAACAGTATTAATAAAACCTTGGAGAACAGGAAGTCTATTACAGGGATAAATAATAAAAAGACTGTGTAAATAAATGAATACCATTGATGGTATATTTAACGAAAGAGAAGTAAACTTTGTCGGTAAAGACGGTTTTTTCTGGTGGGTTGGTGAGGTTGAAGACAACGAAGACCCTATGGAACTTGGTAGGGTAAAAGTTCGTATCCTTGGATTCTATACAAATTTTCAAGGAGGAACTGTAGCAGATTTACCTTCTAATGCTTTACCTTGGGCAACAGTACTACAACATACATCACAAGCAGGTAACGACGGACAAGGAGAATCAACAGGTCAATTACAACCTGGTGCTATTGTTATGGGATTCTTCATGGATGGAGAACACGCACAAATGCCTATAGTTATAGGTGTGATGAGAGTTAATAAATCAGATTTAACTAAAAAGACTAGAGATTTTGCTTTTACAGATCAAGAAGTACCAATAGGTGTAGCACCTAATAGTTCTGCTATACATCCTGGTGATAAGAATACAGCAAATCCATTAGCACCATTAAGACAGAGCACAAATAATACAGTAGGAATACCTGGTTCAACTACAACTACAATCGGTGGTAGTGGGTCACCTAAAAATATAGGATCAACAAAAGATATAAAGGGTAGTTATGCTAATCCTATCAAACCATTAGACCCTATACAACCAATACCTGCAGCTAATGGAGTTGGAGGTCCTTGGAAGACATTAGAATATAAGTTATCATATCTCATAGAAGATCTTGCTAATACTTCTACTCACTTAGTAAAGGCAGAAGGTGGTGATTATCTAGACTTAGTAAGTGGTAAATTGATTACTAAAGCAGAATTGACAGTTAATATTAATAATTACTTGGGTTCTCTATTTGCTCAGGTAATATCTGCTATGCGTCAAGCATTGATAACCTTAGCAGAAGATCTTAAACTTGCTAATATGCTTCTCTTATCTACAGGAGTTCCATATAATATTATAACTTCAGTTCAAACAGCAATCACAAAGGTTTTGACATCAGCAGTTGCTTTAGATGCATCTATTTCAACTTATACTGCTACACCATTAAAGACTGTAACAGATGTTCTTGATCAATATCTTTCTAATTGCGTTGACAAATCTACATTTGTAGTTAATACCGTAGATGTTATAACATCCAATATAATTACAGACGTTGCAAAGATAGTTAAAGATATAGGTGATTTAACTAAATCTATTACTACAACAGTAAATGGTGTAGGAGAGGCAACTACTATAATTACTGCATGGGAACAGTCTACTGGAATATTCTATCTACAAACTGCAGTAGAATACGATGTTGTTAATATTACAGGTATCATACAACTTATCAATGATTTTGATATTAAAGTATCCAATAGACCTATTAATACCAGTAAGTCACTAGGATGGTATCCTCTAGTTGGTATTACAGATAAAGCAAAGACAGAAACTACATTCAGTGACATATATGATGATGCAGATCCATATCTAACTTCTGCAAAAAATCATATTAATGGATCGTATGAATTATATCTTGGCACACCTGGTCGTCAAGGTGAAGTAAATAAGAAAGTTAATGGTACAACTCATACTTCTTTATTATACAACAACTCTCACTATGCAGAGAAGAAAGCAAGAGATCAATATAGAAAAGATAATCCTGATGCAACTGAAGCAGAAATTACAGCAGCAGTTGAAGCATATAGATTATCAAAAACAAATAATAAAGGTGATATTGGATCAATAGTAGCAGATCATATATCATGGGCAGGTGTATTGACACAAGAAGTTCATGGTGATGATTGTAAATTAGTAAATGGATCTTACGCAAGAACCATTGATGGTGATTATCATCTTAAGATAACTGGCAACTGTCATTTAGAAGTAGGAGGAGGATTCTTCTTAAGTGCTGAAGGATATGATGCAACTACAAGCACAACACAGAAACATGCAATTAAATTTGGATCTGATGTTGACATGAATATTGTAGGTGCTGCACTAGAAATGCATAGTTCTGAGTTTAGATTAAATTCTACCGTATCTAAGATAACTGGAATACAGTATGAAAACTCATATCAACAGCAGTCAAATAGTGGATTAGAACTAACTTTTAATGCAGAGAGTTCTATTCAAATAGTCACTCCTCATATACTAGAACTCATCAATACAGAAAAACCAACGAGCAATAAGCAACTTGTTGGTAAGAGAACTGTAGTAAATGGTGGTGTAGAGATTATGATGAAACCAACTAAGGCATCTGATTACTATGTTTCTCTCACTAATACCAAGGCATCATATAAACAGATCATACCAGACTCATATACTATCAAGAGAGGGAGTGCCACTATATCAAGTGTCTAGTACCACTTGACTTACTTGTCTAAATATATTATACTGAAGGTAATCAAAAGATTTATTATGGACAAGGATCTCCGACCCTACTTGGCACAGATTTTTATAAATTTCTCAAAACGTTCCATTAAATTAGTGGATGACGAGGGATATGAACAAAATGTGACTTTTAAATTTGATGAGGAAGGTGCTGAAGGTTTTGCTGACACTATTAGCAGTATCAATGCTGACCCACATCTAGACTCTGACATGGTTACCTATTGTTTCGCAACCGCATGACAGACATTCAAGAGATTACAGCAGAAGAGGCAATAGCAAATTTGTCTTTTTTGTTGTCTTTAACAGAAAGAAACAGAACTGTCTGGAAAATTAAAAGTCCAGATGGTTCTGTTGCCCTACTATCACCAGTAATCCAATCAGGTCCTCCTGTAGATAAAGAGGTGATTGATCAGGTTGAAGAGTTCCGCACAAAGTTTTTGAACGATGAAAGTTCCCAACTGGCAACATCACTCGAAGAAAGAACAAAAGAGGCATCTCAAACCTCAGAAACTCCGTCAAGCTAAAAAGCGATTAAAACTGTTCATTTCAAAACTACGGAGGAAAGATGATGAAGGTAATTCAATTCCCTAGTAGGGTACAGACAGCAGAGATGGAGTATGAACTCATGCTCTCAGAGGTAGAAGACAGAATCAAGTATTTTAATATGGAACTTGAAAAGGCAGGTAAATTATATAACTTGCTTTTAAACAATACCGATACTTAATGTCTTATAAATAATTCTTGTAACAAAAGGT